TGTCCTGCTTGTGGTTGTTCTTCTGGTTCTGGCTTTGCTGTAGGTGCAGTTGGTGCTGGTAACTCAGGTCCTGCTGTTGCAATATCCTCTGGTTCCATACCACCCTGTGCTAATATGTTTGCAATTGATTGAGAATCAGTTGGCTTCTTAGCCTTGTTCCATAATGCTGTAAGTTTTTTAACAGTAATGCTATTACCTAACTCTTTGCCTGTTTCTTTTGCTTTGCCTACTAATGCTCCACCTACTTTCTTAGCGGCTCCACCAACTACTGCGGCTGCTTTTGCAGCTCCACGTTTAATGTCTGCCATTCCGATTTCATTTACTAGTTGTTGTTCTGCTTCATTTAGTGGTATGCCGGATAAGTGCTTAGTGTAAAGTAAATCGTAATCAATACTTTCTGCTTTAGGTTTCTCTTCTGCTTCTGGCTCTGCTTCTGGCTCTGCTTTCTTTCCAGGTATTGTTGCGGCTGTTGCGGCACCTTGACCTGCGGCTGCCGCTAGGTCAGTGATATTCTGCATCACACTAATGTCTTTTGCAGCGTCACCTGTTAATGATGCTATTTCTGCTTGTAGCGATGGATCTGCAAGAGCGGACTGGCCTGCAGTAGAAATAGCATTTGCTGCTTCTTTACCAGCATCATACATGGCTTGTAATTGCTCATTTTGATCGCCACAATTACGGGCATATTCAAATGCCTTGCTGATACCTTCAAGTCTAGCTGGAATCATTTCTCCATATGAATTTGCTACAGAACCTGTCATAGTGTCAGAAGCTTTGAGTAATTGGTTTAGTGTATCTACTTGATCGTCGAACAAAAGAATGTCGCCGCCGGTACCGTGGATGCCAAACCAACCATTGATATCTGTCAGTTCCTGTCGATTTACAACCTGCATCTGGTCGAGACCCATTTGGTCAAACACTCTTGCTGCTTCGCCATACTGTGCTTGTGCTGCTTCTTGTGCACCGTCAAAAGTTGCTGACTGCAATTCTCCTACAGTGGCATCTAGTTGTTCCATTGATTGCCCGCCGAGGAAATCTTTTAGTTCTGCGCCTAGGAATTCAAATGCTTTACCTGTTAAGAAACCAGCAACTGCTGTCTTGGCACCTTTGCCTACTGCTGTTGAAAGTTTATCACCTGCTAGTAAATCATTACCTAACCTTAAAACAAAACCTGCTGCGGCACCGCCTGCTGGGCCGGCACCAAATGCTGCTGCTGTTGTTAGTAGTGCTATTAAGAATTTTGTTTTACCTGGATTGTCCTTGGCTGCTTCTGCCATCTTAGCAATAGCTTTGTTAACTTTAGAATCTTTGCCACCTAGTTTAGTGTTTAAATCTAGTTTTGCTTTTTCAAATGCTGCATCTAATCCTTTAACCGGTGCAGTATCTTGTATCATTGCTCCAAGTTCATTAACTTTAGCATTGATCTTTTTCATTACATCGGCAGCTACTTTGACGCCACCGACAACTGCTTTACCTGCGTCTTGTGCCGCAAGTCCTGCTTGTCCTAATTTTGTTTTGTACTTACCAGAGTCAACTGCAACTTTTTCTGCATTGCCGAAGATTGATGTAATCTGATCTGCTGTGAGTTCAGCTTCTGCTAAACTTTGATATTCTTCTAGTAAAGGCCAAAGTTCTTTTTCCCATCTATTAACGTAGGCTTTAGTATCTTCGTCTAGTTGTTGCCAAACCCCTTCAGTTAAAATCTGATGACTTTTGCTTTCGTATAGGTTTAATTTGGTGTTAAGCGAATCACGTAATATCATTCTTATCTTCCCGCTGGCTCTCTTTGATTACTTTCTTTATGCCTCGGGAGAATTTAGAAGAATCTTTAGCACGAATGCTATTGACTATACGATTGGTTAAATCTTTTGCCTGTGCTTCACTGTAATTTTCTTCAATTCGTTGAATTAAATGTATTACACTTTCGATAAGGTGTTCTCCACGGTTTTCAACCGCATGATTTCTGTCTCTGTCGACAGAAATAAGATTTAATTCTTCTATTATGCTACGAGTCTTTCGCACATTACGCTCCTGTTAATAGGCTTAACACTATTTATCAATTAGAAGTCGTCATTCTTGGATAAAAATTCTCGCATGTTCATGGCTTGCCCAATAGTGTCTTTGTTTTCACTATCATCTGCCTTAATACTACTATTTCTTTTTAGTTGATCTACTAAACTGTTAGTAGTCATTGTTAGAGAATCCTCATCACCTTCCTCTAAGTCTTCAATTCTTAAAGTATCTGTGCTAAATTTGAGATCTACTTTGCTACCAACACCTGCACTAGAACGTGTTTTCATAAACTGTACCTGATATCTACCTCTTTCACGCATTGCGTTACTTGTAAAGATACCAATTACATTATCTGCTGTGTTGATCTTACTAATACCACCTGCAATATGACTGTGATCGTATTCTACTTCTTCTACTGCACTTCTACCTAACTGTGATGCTGTTGCATGTAGTATATCACGTTCCATTGCTAAGTTACGCAACTCCTCAGATATGTATTTGTCTTTAACAAACATATTTTCTGCTGATATTTTAGCACTGATAGGCATCATTAAGTCTAAGTAGTCTACTAACAATGCATCTACTTTTTCGCCACACTGTATTTCGTATTCACGCAAGAATGCTCTAATGTCATTTGCATTAATACCACTTGGCATTTGCTTAACACGGAACCTACCAGCACTCTTTGCCTTCATTTGTACACGAAGATCAACATCATCAATGTTCTTCATTATTTCTCTAGTGCTGTATCCAGTAACCATTGCATCTAAACGCATACTAATAAGTTGCTCACTAAGCTCTAAACTAATGTATACAACATTAAGTCCTGCTAATGCCCAGTTAATTGCTAGATTCTGCAAGAACAAACTTTTACCACCGCCACTTGGTGCGGCAAAGATATTAATCTCACCTCTATTCATGCCACCGTATAACTTTTGATCAATGCCTTTCCAGCCTGTGCTTGTTGCACCACTCTGTGCTTTAATCCATTCTAATCTTTCTTTAGGATTTTCAAAGTACTCTAGTCCTAAGTCTTTTACTAAGCCTATCTGTACAGCTTCTTTAATCTTATTTTCTACTGCACCGTAATCTTTGTTTTCAAGTAAGTCTGTGCTTTCAATAATTGCTATCTCAAGTGCTTTGTGTCTGCAAAAAGTTTCAAACTCATCCATAAACCAGTTCTGGTGATCCGGAGTAACGTTATCTATAAGTGTAATGCCCTGCCCACCTACAGCATTTAATTGATCTAATGTAGGAACACTGTTGTACTCGTTACTGTGCTGAAGCATTAACTCAATAGTGCCTCTAAACTTTCTACTAAAATATGCTGGTGCTATAATGGCCTGGCATCTAGCAAACAAATCATGATCGCTCATGAGGAATTGAATAAACATTCTCTCAATGTCTTGGTTATATTCTTTAATATTTGTACTCATAACATCCTCATCTTTACTTGTGATTTAATCTTATTATCTGTTGCATATTTAATTATACTTGCAACTGTTAAAAGTCTGCCATATTTGGCGACTGCATCTGCGGCATCTTTGACATCAACATGCCAAGGTGGGAAACTTATTTCCCAATTAAGTTCGAGAGCTTGTTCAATTAGCTCTTTACCTGCTGTATCTCTGTCAGGGCATACTATAACACGTTTACCTAGTCTGTCAATCAAGTGTGCTTGTTCGGGTGTTATAGAATTGCCTAGTATGCTAACGCCATCTACTAGTATTGCATCAAATACACCTTCTGTTACAATAACTATTTCTCTTTCACTGTCAGCAAATGCATCTACATTAAACACATAACCTGGTTGTAGTTTGTGCAAGTACTTTGGAGTTTGTTTATTAGGCGGTGCAATATGTCTTCCTGTCCAGCCTACGATTTCATTATTGTATGTAAAAGGCACAATGACTCTTTTCTTGTTTGCTATATCATTAAAATGTAGCAAAGGATATATGCCTAACAAGCCACGTTGCCTTGCGTACTCTTTTAGTGCATTACCATCTTCTAAACTATCAATTGTTTGTACATCTTCTGGTAATTCTACTGTATCAAACTTGCTTAAATTGTAAACATAGTTAGTACCTTCGGTCTCTTGTAGGTCGTCACTGTATTTTAACATCTCTACTTGTACAGCATGTACATCAGCAGTAGTAGCACCCAGTCTCATAGCCAAGTCTTTGTACTTCTTACCTATATAAGGATTAGGAGTCCAACCTGTCTTATGTCCACAGTTAAAACAATTAAAACTAATTTTAGCACCATTAGAAATAATACCTGCACGTTTACGATTGTCACTGCACACAGGACAATCAAATGTAACCCAGCCACTAGGTGTCTTGTTACTACGCACCGGAATATTATCTACTAATAATCTGTGTACTTGTTCAACTACAGAATCCACACTCATAGGCATATTATAGCAGAGTTAAATATCAAAGTCAAATAGAATTTAGTTTCTAACGTGAATATTGGAAATTGTGCTGTTAGCATCATCAGGATAACTAATTACCCTGACCCAATTACAATTAACTGCAAAGTGATTATATAGAATATCCGTTGTGCCTGTGATAGCAACATTTGAAACTACATCAAACCAGTCACCGTGAGCGTCATCACCTTGTGGTGTAGTTTGCATACAACTTGCTTGTATCTTTATATTACCTGTGTATGTTTTATGGTACACAGCAACACTGTGTTGGGCATCTTTAAAGTTACGATCCAAATTACCAAAGAACGCACTTGAAACAAATACATTGTTACTAGGTTCTGTCATTGTTGTATTAAATTGTGTAGGTATAGGATCAAGCACTGCTTGTTCTGATATTTCGATATCTAATGCAACGTCATTATTTTGATTAGAAAAAATTGGTAGGTCTGTACCTTCATTATTAGTACGAGTAATATACATTGTGTACAATCCAGGATTGATATCTTGTAGGTCACCTGGTTGTAAATGTAGTTTAACTAATCCTGCATCACTAGTTACTTCTACTCGCTTAGTAAGTAGTCTTGATCGCGACGCTGGATTTACAATGTATGCAACAACCTCATCTGTAAATACAGGCTGTAGTTTTCTATCTCGGTTTCTAATATTAAAATTAATTGTATTAGTTAAACCTTTATGTGCTATGATTGATTTATTGTTCATTGGTTTGTTATCCACGTATAAGTTGTCGGCGGTAATTACGAGATCTATCGAATCATCGTATAAAAATAGTCTGTTATTGGCAGGATTCATATAATATATACCTTTCTGTTACAGTATTTATCTATCTAATAGGTAAATATCGTTATGCAAGAAATCGACCAAGAGCAATTTCCTTTTATTACCGGATTAACTTACGCAAAGTCAGAGTATTATGGGATAGTTGTTAACTACGATAACACAATTTTAACCATGTACGACTTATCAAAAATGCCAAATAAAGAAACTAGAGCATTGTTTGTTAATTTAGGCGAAACATGGTGGTGGGAGTCTAACCGACTTTTACCTATTGATGTATTTTTACATCACGAAATGAAGCCTTATCAAAAATACTTAACTACGATGGTTATGAAAGATGTCGAACACTTGTTTGGTCCAATGACTACTTTACAAAATATGTTAAAGAAACGTATTAAACGTAGAGGTATTCAATTACAAAACGTCAGACGCGACTCTTAGATTTCACAAATTCTATTTAACTGTACCACAATTGCTGTAGCAAATGCAATAGCATGAGCCTTCTTAAAATAGTATTCTCCTGATTCAGGTTTTACCCAAACAGTCTTTTCTATTTCTTCAAAACTTTTACCTAACAGGTGTTTCTTACCCGGGCGAATAATTGCAAGTATCATTGCTAACTGCTCAATACTAGTTGGCTTATAATCTTGCAATACATTTAAGTAGTTGTTTACGTGATACAGTTGTGTTACTACTTCGTTGTGTTGTAGTAAGTCCCATAATGGTTCCATAGCAAGTAGTTTATTAAGATGTGCTTCGTCTATAATATCAGAATACACACTGTTATTAAGATAGTCTACTTTGAACCAACCTTCATCTTCTGCTTGTTTGTGATCTATTGTGCTGTAACCTTCTAATGGAAACTTAGGAATATTTTGAAAGTAGACACCAGTATTGTGTTTGGTAAACTTACCGTCCTTTTCAATACTTGCAGGTGTATGTTTAATTAACGAGAGAAAGTCATCTCTATTCGCCATGTCAATGTCTACATCAAAGTTTATTTTCATCTGTAAAGTAAACTCCACTTCATTAGTTTTTCTTTTTTAACTTTTATTCTATCTGCTATTTGTTTATCATTTACGAGGCCGCCATCACGCAAAATTTCGATCATACACATAACATCACCTATCTCTTCTTGCAGTTGTGTGTAGTCTTGGTCCTCACCAAACCGTAGCATTTTACTACATGCTTGTATTAGCTCTCCACATTCTTCCATTGTGATTACTAACATTTCTTCTTTCTTTTTCATATTACTTTCCGTACCAGATATTTATTTTACCTGACTTATTTTCAAATGGTGATGTAGACCCACCTTGCACATAGTTTGGTAAGTTAGGAATCTGTGTACCAACGTGATACTGTATTAGGTCTGTAATGCCGTCGCCGTTAAGATCACCTAAAAAACTTTCTTCTGTGGCAGTAATACAACCAACACTGTTACAAAAATCTTGCTGTGGCAAGTTTGGCAATTGCCCACGCTGATGCCATACTAATTTACCTTCTTTGTTATTAATATAAATTTGAGGTTCACCTTCTTGTGCCCAGCCACCTGATGACCAATAATCCATATAGCCGTCACCGTTTAAATCTAAAGTTTGTTTGTGTACACCGGCGCCGTCAATAAATTTTTCTGGGAATGGGTTATCTTGCATTACAAGTCTGTCACCTTCCATAGCAAAAAGTACTCTAACTGTACCGCCTTCGAGTTGTGTGTTACAGTCATACTCAGTATTCTCATTGTATTGCTGGCCGTTAGCAAGACGTTGTACAGCCGCAAATGCCAACAGCATTGGCTCGCTGTCTGGTGTTGGCCACCAAAGTTCAAAATGGTCCCATGCAAGTCCACCAAAATAATGTTCGCCGTTTACTGCTACAATTTCGTTACGAGCACACCAAGTTGATACTTGCGGATCTCCCCATTCGAGGCATCCTAATTCATCGCATGTATCGTACATTAATGTTTCTCTTACAATACCCTGTGTTATGTCGTATATAGCAAATCCTTCTCCACCTGCGCCGATAGCATAGTTAGAAGTTACAGATTTTACTTCGCCAAAAGGTCTGTGATCGTTAGTATCGAATGTTTGTAAATATGCCCACTCTGACATTTTATATTTGTCATCATCTGCTTCGTACTCAGCACTAACATCACTCCATGATTGACCTTCATTGCGATATGCTAGAGGTTGATGTGATCGGAAATCGCTATCCCAATAACCAAACAATATATCCCAATTGTAATTCATATTAGGTAAACCTGCAACGCCTTGTGCCCAAATAGGATCTTCGCCGAGTACTTTTAAATTGTACACATTGTTGTAATCTGCTGTAAACACACCCTGCATCGAATTATGATTACTAAAGTCTTCTGCACGTTTTCTTTGAAAATCATCTCTTGAAACAATATATGTAATATGAGGCAAACCAATACCACTGTTAGTATCTTCTAACATTGTAAAAAATCCTGCAACGCCTCCTTTCTCTCCACCAATTTGTACATGATTTTGACCAAAAACTTCAATGTTGTTTACACTGTATGACCCATACCCGTCACTAACAAGTGCCATCATAGTGTTTGGAAGTGGATCATCGTGTACAACATTAGGTCCTTGATCGGGGTGATCAATGTGTCCGCACAATACAAACATTATTATGTCTTTGTAGTTGTCGTTATTAATATCTACTAACATTGTTTGTTGTATTCGAGACAATGTACAAGTGGGTATATCTAACTTGCTTACTGCATTAATGATAGATACATCTGGTGAATTATTGTATTCCACATCAAAAGACGGAGTACTCGGAAGTGGTGTAGCTGAAGGTATATACAGAGCTTCAGTATCTGCAGAACTGCCGCCACCTCCGCCACAGCCTATTAGTAATAGTGTACAAAGTACTGCTGGTATATTCATTTGCATAATAGTCCTACCTATAATTTAAAATACAGTAGTTATTATAGCAGAATTTATGTTAAAGTCAAGAGAATATGTGACAATTAAATCAATGGCTTACAGTGTTTTGTGCTTGAATTCCTTAGCCATAGGGAAGACTTTAGTAATAGCATCCGCTACTGCCCATGCCAATTCCATATGTTCTAATTGTGTGCCGTTGTCGCCACGCAATTCAATATAATGAATCCAACTACGCAATGTACCATTAACATACAAGCGACTTACAGTATTGCCCTCTGGTAGTACTGCTCTTGCTTGTTCTTTGGCAATGCCATTTTCTATAGCCCAATTGTATAGCTCGGTTGTTTGCCTAATATGTTGCATCTGTTTCATACGCCAATCTTCGTTGATTCGTCTTTGCGACTCATCAGCCGGGTCAATTGCAATACTGTTTTGTCGATTCTTTGTATCTTGCAGTCTTGCTTCTCGCGGAATCATTTCTAATTCCTTAACAGGATCTGCATATCGTTGGCTGAACTCTTGAAAACTAAAACTTCTATGACGTAATAGTTGTCGTGCAATGTCTCTGGTTGTTTCGATCTCGAGGCACACTGATACCATTTCAAGTGGCGACCAGTGTTTATGTTTCATCAAATACTTAACAAGTCCTGTTGCTGTGTCTTTATTATTTTGATTATCTGGATTACTTACTCTCGCACAATAGGCTACTAAGTCTAATGCTGACTCGTCGGCCTCTGGTGCTTGGCTATAACTAATTAGTTTTGCTTTCATTTCCTTCCTTTGGTTAAATCCCTGCCGCTCGGCAAGTATGTTGTATCTCTTTTACTTCTTCTCTATTTTTCTTAAACAGTTGCATCCAAAAAGGTGCATCAATTATGTGTTCGATCATTCCTACTTGTTCATCATTAAACCTTGTTAACAACTTATCGCCTGTGTTAGACAAGTATAACAACCATGGTGATATCTTTGCACTTCGAATATCATATGCTGCTCTACTAGGGCTTACTTCTGTAAAGTATGTCTGCCATGCTAATCCATGCTCATCGCCCCAATTAGAGAGATACATTATGTTTCTTTCTAATGCTCTCATACCGCTTTCTTTCTTTACATACTCTAACAAGTATTCGTCATAAAGCGAGTCACTGGACCAGTCTTTTAATTTTTTACTATTTTTAATTAACCACTCAGCAAACTTCTCAGGTTCTAAATATTCGTTGCGTACACAACTACGACCAAACTTAACGAATCCTTCATAGTATTGACTGTTAATAAAATCATCCATACTTTTAGATTTACTTGATGCTGTATTCATTTCATAAAACATTTGATAGACTCTATATCCAAGCCTTACATGAGTTATATCTTTGTCTGCATTTCGACGTTTTTTAACACACATATGAACACTAAGAGTTCGTTCACTCTTAAAGTTTTTACCACACCAACGGCAAGTATTATTTTCCAAAGATGTCTTTAATTGTTTTGTCGTCGTATCCATGGGACCTTGCGTATTCTTTTAGTTCGTCTTTTGAGTTTAGTTCTTGTAGTAACGTAACCTCTTCACTTTTCATGTGAGGGTGTATACTATATAAAAACTCGCTCACTTTATCTTTTTTCTTCTTAGCATTTGGTGGTTTTAAATAAGGGTGAAACTGTACCTTACCTACGCCACATGCACTAAGTAATAACCATTGCAGTTCTGGATGTTTACTAACTTCACTGTAGTCTCTATTCACTAGTTCATTAGTCATATAAATGTAGTGTGCGGCATCCTTGCCTTGTACACTACTTGCGTAACGCATCATCATCCATGAGCTAAATGCTTTCTTTTGTTCAGGCGTTAACCTATTGTAATATCCTCTGTCACGTTTGTCAAGTGCGGCCATAATATCCTTTAACGGTATTGCTGGTGCCTTCTTAGCCATTAGTGTTTTCCTTGTATATCGCCATGTAGTGTTCTTCGCCTTTAGCAACATTCTCTAACCAAGTAGTGTCTGCAGAATCATCTGCACTGTCGCTTACATACTTATAGCACTTGAAGTTTACCTTCCTGTTAGAACAGGCTTTAGCAATTGCAAATGCCTCCATGTCAACTACATGGGCAGGATATTCTAAGTCTGGGTCTGTAACAAAGTTATCGCCTGTGCTGCAAGTATACCCGACTCCTAGTGATATTGTAATAGGATCTTTTGGTAAAAACAATTCAATTGCTTCAGGACATTTACCTTTATCTCGTTCAACAAAGTTTACCATTTCATGGCAACCATTAGTTAACTTGATGCCACCTGCCGTACCAAAATTCCAAACAGTTTGTGGGTTATGTTTTTCAATAAGTCTTGCCGCTGTTAATGCCGCATTAATTTTACCAACACCTGTAAAGAAAACATTATCCCACTTAGCCATAGTAGGCGCTTCACTTTCAAGTGCAATTAATATTAAATCTTTCATTCATCTACTTCCAAAACGCTATAGGATTCCACTCCGCAATAGTCCTTTAGTTTAACAGTTCCTCGTAGGAAAGTCAAGTCTATTACACAGGCATAATTTATATCATACCCACCTGCTTGTTTAATTAATTCTACCATAGCATTAGCAGTTCCACCTGTGGCACTTACATCATCTACAATACAAATTCTATCAGTGTATGCAAACTCAACAGTGTCTAGCATTTCTAGTGTTTCGCTGCCATATTCTAGATCATATGAATATGCTTTTACTTTGCCAGGTAACTTTCCAGGTTTACGAACAATGTGTAAAGGGATACCTAGTGCTAATGCTACCGGAGCTCCCCATATGAAACCACGTGCATCCGGTGCAACAATTTGTGTTGCTTTAACGCTTCTGCAATATGCAACCATCTTATCCACAGTGTACTTAAACGCCTTGGGATCTTCAAGTATGCTTGATATATCTTTAAACATGACTCCTTTAATTGGGAAGTCAGGTACAGTACGGAGTATTTTAGTTAGGTCCATAAAGATCTAGTTGCTCCCATGGTAGATCTGATTTACCAAAGTGTCCATAGTTGGTAGTTTTTGTTAGGTCCATATTAAATAAATCAAACTTGTTAATTATCCCAATTGGTGTTAAATCAACATGTTGTTTTAGCTCTTCTGCTAAGTCTTCTCTAACTTTGCCGTCTGCATAAACATACACGCTAGTTGGTTCAACTACACCGATAGCATAACTTAGTTGTACAGTACAGTTTTCTGCTTTGCCTGATGCTACAATGTTCTTTGCCAAATAGCGAGCCATATATGCTGCTGATCTGTCGACTTTAGTGCAGTCTTTACCTGAAAAAGCACCGCCGCCATGTGGAGCGTACCCGCCATAAGTATCAACAATAATTTTTCGTCCAGTAAGTCCAGTATCTCCATCCGGTCCTCCAATTACAAATCTGCCTGTAGGGTTGATTAAAAACTCTGTGTTTTTTAGATCTACATCGCTTAATTCTTCTATTATAATTTGTTCAACTCTATCACGCACCATTTGTGTGCTTACATCATCACTGTGTTGAGTACTACATACAATAGTACTAATGCCAACTGGCTTTCCAACTCCATCGTATTGCATTGTTACTTGACTTTTACTATCAGGTCCAATCCACTCTTCGCCGTTTCGTCTTTCTACCGCTAGTCTTTTTAGAATCTTATGACTGTAATAAATTGCACTAGGCATTAAGTCTGGTGTTTCGTTACAAGCATAACCAAACATAAGTCCTTGGTCACCTGCACCAAAGTCATCTGTGCCTAAAGCAATATCTGCACTTTGACCATGTAGTTTGTTTACCACTGTTAGGTTAGCCCAATGAAATCCTTCTTGCTCGTATCCAATATTCTTAACTACTTGCCTAACGATTGCATCTATTGTATCGTCATCTATTGGGATATCTCTTTTATATTCACCTGCAACTACAACGCTATTAGTTGTTACTAGCGTTTCTACGGCCGCTCTGTGATTAATATTACCGTTGATAATAGCATTAGCAATAGTATCTGAAATTAAATCAGAAATTTTATCTGGGTGTCCTTCGCTAACGCTTTCGCTAGTAAATTGATAAGACATATATTCTATCTCCTGTTATTTGTGTACAGTGTATTTACAGTTTATTCCGGATGAATACACTGTTTACTGGTTACTCTCTATCTTCGTAAAAACCTTCAAATGCTTCCTTTACATTCTCAGTTTCTTCCATGTCGTAAGTGACATATTTTTCTGCCACATCATGCCACTTAGTGTTAACATAACCAACACTTGCATAATATCCTTTACCCATTGAGTCTGAGTAATCAAAGTCAACTTGTAGAGCTTTACGGTCGTACCAATATGTTTCAATAAACTCGCCCATATCACATTCAAGTTGTCCTGTTTGAAGTAACTCTGGGTCAAAATCTTCGCCATTAGTTTCAACATACACTTCACCAAATGTGCCTTTTTCTGAACTTAAGAAAAACAATGTTGGTTTATAGTCAGCTTTAACTGCATCTTCGTCCATGCTACTGCTATAACATTCTCTACTGTAAATACATGCTTCGTATGAAAAGTATTCGCCTTCGTCTATTTCTTCAAACATCATTGTACTGTAGTCGTGGTCAACATCTTCCTTCCACTGTATTAAACCATCTTCGTAAATAGCATCCTCATGTAATGTAATTTCATTAACAAGGAAATCACTATCTGCAAATGGACCATTCGCATGTTCTAGGTCATCGTTTTCATTCCAACAGTAAAAGTCCTCACCTGGTGCTGGAGAGTCTGGATCCATCATATCTTCGTCTTCCCACTCAATGCCTTGTAAATGTTCAATAAGATCGCTATCGCCATCTTCTTTAACTTTTGGCATCCAGTAGTCAACAAACTCTTTGCTAACTTCGCCAGCTGCTACCTCACCGCCATAACGACCGGTGTTAATTCTAAAATATCTTTTACTCATAATAGTTCTCCAAAATCTATATCTTTAATTTTGTTTGCTTCTTTAACAAACATTGCACATTTAGGTTCCTCTTTATCTTCCAGAGGAATTACCAATATATGTCCGTTTTTAAGTCTTGGGAAATACCATTTGACATCTTGGTATACGTTGGTAATCTGTATTTCTTCAGTGTCAGGAATGCCGTTACGCATTGGGTTAAACACTGGTGTAACAAAGCCTCTATTGTTTAGGCTTGCTAGTGGGATAACTTCTAAACTACCAAATGATTCATCAGTAGTTAAGATGCTCCAATCCATAGGCATTTGTAATTGAAACTCGCCTATTTGTAAACATATTGCTGGAGCATGAAAGCTCTCTAAAAAGATAAGGGGTAAGAAAAAGTAGTCTCGGTATTCAGGGTCACTGGTATCAAAAACGCAATAACGCAAATCATCAATTTCATCCGGTACTGTATCTAATTCATAGACTTTATTCTCGACTGTTAATATTTTCATTTATATTCCACCTTGGTTACATTGTACCTAAATTTTTGTTCTGCATAAAATTGCTTTCTTTTTGTTAAATGTCTCTTACTATACTTTAGATTACTCGTTAAGTCAATCACTTTCAGATAATCTTTATCTTCTGCTTTACGAATTCCTCTGCCGATACTTTGTATTACCCTCACAAAACTCTTACCTGGCTCTAAAAGAACTAAGTTAAAAATTCTGGGTATATTAATACCTACTGCCGCTACACCATATGTAGCAACAATTACCTTGTTATCCATTTCTGAAACTTCTGCATATTCTTCTTGTCTATCTTTTACTTTCATTGCACCGGATATAAATGCCCAATCGTCATTTCTTTCTGATAACATTTCACCTGTTGCAATACGGTCAATTAATACTAGTGTATTGCCGTTTACTGCAAGTCCGTTAATAATAGAACTTATATGATCAAGTCGCTGTGGATCTGTAACTAGCCACTTGAGCTCTTGTGCATATCCTTGAAAGCCTAGTGTGCCATCTTGTAATTGGTATATATCTATATCCAAGTCTGCTAGTACACCCATGTCTTGTAATTCTTTACTGCTTAGTTCGCTTACAACAGGTCCTAGACAGCATGTACATGCTACTGCTTCGTGTTCGTCTTTGGGTATTGTTCCTGTTAGTCCCCAACGCACAGGTACATTAGAGAACACACTACTTAAAAGATCTCTAAGCACATCTGCTTTTGCTTTGTGTACTTCGTCTACCATTACGCACACTACACCATCTAAGAACTGTTCAATGTCAATAGGTGCTTCACCTTTCTTTGACTTCTTAGATAGCATGGATAAACTTTGCCAAGTACAAATGGTATGTGTCTTTGTGTATTCTTTTCTATCGCCAAATAGCACACCGACATCTAAACCTAAATTCTTGTAATCTCTTTCGGTCTGCACTACCAAGTCTTTGTTTGGTACGATTACGATTGTGCGTCCATACTTCTCACACTTGTGACTTAGTACGGCTGTGATAAGTGTCTTGCCTGCTCCTGTTGCTACTTGCTGTAAGCATTGTGGATTCTGTAAGAACTTATTAATAACTGTTACCTGATAATCACGCAATATAACTGGCATGCCTTCGACTGGATGTCCTTTAGGCCATGCTACATGATCATAATCAGTTTCAGTTACATCATCAAATGACAGTTCAATAGGTTGCCTTTGATCGTTTACTTCTATCTCATAACCGGCTTCGGTTACTAATGGTAATAAACGATCAAGCAAATTTAGATAAGTTCTTCCGCCGACATCACAGAATCTTACACAGCCATCCCATCTACCTAGTTTGTATGCAGGCATATGGTATGCATACGGTAAAAAGTATTTGGCTGCTTCGGATATCTTTCTGCGAGTCTTTACATCAAGTCCAACGAACTTGACATTTACTTCATCTCTTATTTCTAAAGTTACTTTAGGCATACGCTATTATAGTCTACTTGTATGTTAATGTCAAGAAGAACTTGCGTCCTCCTGCGTCATATCCTGGTAATACTTCAATAACATCATCTAGTACATCCTGTACTGTAAATGCTAATCCAAGTTTATCAGATAGTTGCTTTCTCAATACAAAGTCAATTGATTTAATGTCATCCAACGATGCACCATCATACGGTCCAGGGTCTCTGTCAAACTGTGCTGTATAACTTAGTTCAGCAGTTGTTTCACCAAAACTAGCAAAGTAAGAAATTCGACCTTTGTACTTAGGTACCCTAGGTTGATCAGTATCTGTATATCCAGCCATCACACTTAAACTACCATATGGTACAGCATACATATCCATGTATCTAATACCTCTAGTTTCATATTCGCCTGTGTTAACATACTGTCTAGAACTTCCGTCATAGTCAATGTTTTCTTCAAAATCATATGCAAAGTATGAAAGACCTAAGTAACCAATTTCAAAACCTAATCCTTCTTCAGGATCTAATCCTAGATTTGGTTGCACCCAGGAGTCGCCATATTGTTGATACAGTGTAGGGTTACGATAACTTGTACTAATGTTAGCAAAGAAACCTTTATTGTTATCGAATCCGAGTCTATAAACTCTTGTATCTGCACTTACTCGAGTACCAAACTGCAACTGGTTGTTATATGTAATAACAGCATAGCCACTAACATCATCCTGTGACTCACCAATGTAGTTCTCTTTATTGTATGTAATACCTGAAACAATAGTTGTTACAGGATTAAGATTAAAAGTGTCTCTGGCATCAAAGTAATAACGATCTGCATCGCTTGAGTATGTGCTTACATCTTCAGTGAAGTATTCACCTTCAGTCTTGTTATAGCCAATTGTTATATGATCGTTCCTTACACTAATGTCAGTCTTTGTACCTTCTTGTACACAATCATTTGACTGTGAAAAAGATGCTGTATAACAATTATCATAATCGTATTCATAATCTACAAGTGACATTACCACAGTAAATCCTAATACATCTCTTACTGATTTGATAGTAGTATTTTTATAATCATCTTCTTCAGTGTTATCGTTACGAACACTTCCGTTACTTACATCAAAACTAGAAATACTAATAGAGTCAAACAATGCTACATTTAGTAACTGATGGTCTTCACCTAATCTTACTACTCCTTGATTCTCAATGGCGTCGTTGATAAACACTGTTCCGCCTAGGCTACCAGAGCCATAAAGAACACTGTTAGGTCCAGAAACAATGTTAACTGTTTCTAATCCGCTTACAACATCATGTGCAAAGTCATACCAACCAGAGCCGGAATCATTTGCAGGCACACCATTCTTATACACAGTAGTATGTGTAGTTTGAGTACCTCGTTCATTAAAGCCAGCAAAGCCTCCGTATCCACCAGCAGTGAATGACATAGCCGGCATAACAATTTCAATAATTGCCATATCGTCTGATACATCCGTGGTGTCTACTTGACTTACTGAACCAACGACTACAATCTCTTCAATGAGATTAGAGTCTTCTGCTAATACTAAGTTACTTGTTGTTCCAAGTAAAAGAAGCAGTGTTACTAAGTTTTTCATTATATCTCCTTTGTTATTATTAATGAAAAAGTACACTCCCCAAAATTAGGGAGTGTACCAGGGTGAAGCGCCTAGGCTACTGTGGGAGTATTTTAAAATCCCAAACGCTTCATACAAGTGCTCTCGGCCAATCCTTTCCAGGTGTCCGGAGACATTTGTTTTAAGTCAGCTATTTTAAGTACCATTCTTAATGATATCTCTCTAAGCCTACTTGACATTTCATGCATAAAGTCTACAACTTCTGCATTGCCTTCTTCGCCAAACTTGTAGTCGTCTAACATACCGTCTCCAACAATCTGATGGATTCTAAGAAAACGATCGTTAACACTGTCCATTTCCAAGTCCATGTAGTGACATCTTGACATAAGTGCCGCTAAATGGTCTTGTATCTTCTTGCTACGAACATTTTCAAAGTTAACGTTAGTAATAAAAATTACACCACCTGAGAACTCAAACCTATCTGGAATGCCTTCTCTTCGTAATGCAACTGATTCTGACTTCCAACTAATTGTACGCTTCTTACCTGAGTCAAGTACGGCCTTCAACATGTTCAAACATACTTCATCAAATAAGATACTGTCACAGTCATCAAACACAAGGATATCACCTTTTGCTGAATTGTTAAACAGTGTCTGGTACAGACCAATTGGGGTCATTGAACCTTTTACTACTTCTGTTCTCGGTGGACGACCAGCGAGTTTAGTTTCTGCATCATACATATCGATGATACTTTCAACACCAAATGACTTACCAACTCCTGGAGGGCCACTTACTATAAGACCTCTAACAACACCGTTTGCCACAGCATCTGTCATTTGGTCTAGAATAGCAAAACGCTCTCTAATTCTAGTCATTGCCTGCTCGTCAGTTTCTTTAGGCTTAGCCTTAGTCTCTGGTGCAGTTTCAACAAGTTTCTCGCCTTCAGCATCTGCTAAAGGTTCAACACTTGCTAGTGTTGGTACTACAACACGGATTGAAGTACGCTCTGATCCTAATAATGCTGATGCATCTACAGTCACAAAGTATCCTTTCTTTCCTTGTTGAGTTGGTTTGACCAAAGGAAATACTCCTTCGATCGGTTGGTTACGGTATACGCCGTTTTCTATCTTTACAAAGTTACTCATATCTAGCCCTCCCACAGGCATTAATTTAAACAATACAGTTATTATACAGTATTAGCCAGTTTGTGTCAACCTAATAAAAGGCTTATTACCCAAACAAACAATACAATTCCAAGCAAGGTTCCAGTAAATTCTGCTCCATCTTCTGCCGTAAATAACTGCTTTACTACTGCATACACAAAGTAAAGTGGTATTATTGCGGCTATAAAATGTAACATATTTTCTTTCTCCTTTTTGCTTTATGTGTATATTATACAGTTAAAAGTGTAGGAAGTCAAGTGAAAATAACACAAATAAATCAATGACTTACGTCTATTCTATTGTGATATCTTCCATGCCTGCTGTTCGCAGTTTAGTGATATGTCCAATTTGCCATTGCTTAGTATCCAAGCCTTTAAGTATGCCTAAGTACTTGTTACGCAATAATGCAAACTGGTTACATAAGTGGGAGAGATCAATAACAGACTGCTCGCCGTCGACATACTTTTCAGCATCTCTACTAGTAAGTTGTCTGTTATATGTTTCAAAGAACTTCCTAAACACAGTACTACGTTCTTTCCGTAGTGCAATGTTTAAGTGTTCAAGTATTGCTTCGATCTCCTGCAACTGATTAAACCGATGTTCGGTGATACCGGGTAAGGAAGCACTGGCTTTCTCCAGGCTTCCTTTGATTCGGCATTCGTACTTGGCACTATCTAGTTCTTTTTCAAAGTAAGCAATAGCATCAACGATGTCGCCTAAGTTTGATGTGACTTTGTTATACCAAGTACTCATTTAATCCCAATCCCCGTCTTCGTCATCTTCGTCAGCATCTACTGAACTGATTTCAAAATGAGACACAATAGCTGCTCTCATTAGGCTATCAAATTCATTTATGCTTTCTTCGATTTCTCCAATGTCTGCATGGTCATCGAAAACTCGGACTAGTACTTCAGCGGCCTGCAACTTGTCTTTCTTAGGGATAAAGTGCTTTGCACTATCCCATAGCTCGTGTAAAAAACTAACATCATGATTCATCGATTGTATCCTCCATAGGATCAATTACATCTGGTTCATCGATCATGTCCTCGTCAATTACTGGCGCTTCTGGAATCATATCCCATTCGTCAATAACGATTTGTAACTTATCGCTTGTCCAGCCTTTTCTGAACTCTTTAATTTCCTCACCTGTTACAGGGGAAATATAAGATAGTTTGTTACCAACTTTAGTAAGTAGACTTTTCTGTTCCAGCATTTCTACTAGACCACTGTATGGGTCCATTCCGCTTTCGTATGGAATCTTAATCTGCACACCTTCAAAAGGTTTGCTATATCTTGATTTCATAACTTTACATGCGGCACGAATACCTTGCACTGTAGAAACTTTGTTTCCGTCTAAGTCTTCTTTAAGTTTTAGTTTACGCATAGCAACAACAATACTACTTGCATAGATAAAGCCTTGACCACCGCTGATTTTATCATCTGGGTCAAACATATCTTGCGAAGCGTATGTGTGGTTAGTTGCAACAATACCTACTGGGAATGGTGCAATCTGGTTAACCATGTTACGCACTAGGGCAGTTAAGGCTTTGGGCTTTCTACCCATATCACCTTTCATGTCACCTTTTTCAAATTGTGCTACATCGGTTGGTGTAAGTAACATTCCTAAACTATCAATAACAAATAACAATTTAGGCATTTCGTCATACTCTAAATCACCGTAGTTACTTTTATAGTCTTTCATAAAGTCACTTAATGTTTTAGCAACATCATCAATCATGCTAACACTAATCTTCAGAAGTTTTTCTGGAGTAGTATCTACATCTAATGCTTGTAGCCAATCCTCATCAAGTGCGTTCTCTGAATCAAATAATACAACTTGGCATCCTTGATCCTGAGCCGCCTTTACAATGTTACCGGAACAGATAAAACTTTTACCTGAACCTGATTCACCTGCAAAAACACTAACTTTTCCTAATGGAATACCTCTTCCGAAGTCTCCACTAATCAAATAGTTAAGTGTGTGATTTCCTGTGCTGATCCAATCTTTAGGATCATGGAAGCCTGCACTAATTCCAGCGATGGATTTAGTGACAGACGTCCTGAACTTTGTTAAGTCAAATGGTTTCTGCATGATGTCTCCTATTAACCTTGACGGTTTCTAATCATATTTAGAATGTCATCAGCACTTGCATTACTAGCCGGAGCCGTTGCTGGCTCTGCCGCTACTGGTGCAGGTGTTGGTTCAACTGCTGGTGCAACTGGTGCTGCTGTTTCTACTACTGGAGCCGCTGTTTGAGCTACTGCTGGTGCAACTGGTGCAACTGGAGCCGCTACTGGTGCTGCTGTTTGTGCAGGTGCTGTAGTTGCTTGTAAACCAGGTGCTGGTGCATTTGCAGGAACTTCAACGCCATATGGCTTGTAGAAGTTACCCCATTTTGCAGGATCATATAACTCGCCATCTACTGATGCCGCAAACATTTCGCTGATTGCTGTGTAGTGGTCTGCTGTAGGTTGTGCTGGTAAGTAATCTTTAAGATTATGTAAACCATTAGTATCAATAGCCGCTAGTTGAGTTTCATCTAGTGAACTCTCTTTACGAGCCCATTTAGAAGTACTGTAATCAGCATACTGTCCTTTAGTAGTTTTACTAACTCTAAAGTCAGAACCATTAAGGTAATCAGTTGGAATGTTTTCCATATCTGGGTCCATTAATGACGCTTTGATAATGTTAAAGATTTGAGGTGATATTACAAATCTACGAATTGGGTTTTCTGGTGCTGTTTCGTTCAATGGATTATCAGTAACGAATCCGTTAAAGATATATGAACGCTTTTTCCAATACTTACGACCCATATCTTCTAAAGACGGATCTTTAAACCAAGGACGAACCTCAGTTAGTACTGGACAAACTTCGCCATACATTTCACCACAAGGTACTTGTACAGTTACTGGTTTGTTTTCTCCGCCTACTACACCTGGGAAGGTGAGACGAATCATTTGTCGCTCTACCCAAAAGAAATCGTTAGTAGTATCAGCATCAGGTAAAAACCTAAGTGTAGCTGAAGTACCTTCGTCGATATTCCAATGTGGATAAATTGCGTTGTCGCTCTGTTGAGAGCTGTTTGAGTTTGAACCTTTCGATTCCATTGCCGAGAGCTTTGCTCGGATTTCTGCTAATGAGGCCATGATGTTTCTCCTATGATTGCCATGTTTGCCATATGTGTTACTTGCATAAGTGCTCGTAACTGGGTTTATTATACTTGCCTAGATAAAGAAAGTCAACCGTTTATTTTGTATTAAATGTTGACACATTTTTCTTTAACATGTTTATTTAGCAAAAAACCTGCACTAGGCAGGTTTTTTATGGGTAGTCTACACTAAGTGACGCTTCACAGCGTTCTTTTTATTATAGTATATCGTATTGTTCTAGGAATGTTTTGTAATCTTCACCTAAGTCTACAGTGTTATTTACAGTAGGAGTATTTGTATTTGCCCCAAGTAAACAACTTTTAATAGTACCGTATTCAAATTGGTTAAGTTGTCCACCGCTAGTAATCTTCTTACTAACACCCTGTAAGTATGCAGATAGTTGGCTGTCATTTGCAGAAAAACTTAACTGATTAACTTGGTGTCCTAGTCTTGCTTCTGGTGTTGCAAAGTCTACTAAGTCATTTTCTCTTAATAGATCTTTTAGATTAGCAAATGATTCAGTTGCTACTGCTTTTGTAATGTAACTTTCAAATGCAGTTTTCTTAAAGGATAATGATTTTAGTTGTCCTAATACATTACCTACTTTATCATCAAAATGTGATACTGTAAATTTATCTCTTAGATCAAAATCATCATCTTCTGAAATTTCAATTGCTGTAGTTGATAAGTTTTCAATAGTTGATTCGTATGTTTTAGCACCACTTAATTTCTTAAATGTGTTTTTAATGTTTTCGATGTTCTCTACTGCTAGTTGAACATACTCTGCATTATCTTCGTTCATGATTTTTGCTGTTCGTACATAGTTAACAAATTCTCTGAGCTTCTTAAGATCCTGTGCCATTTCGATAATGCTAGTAGCACTTTCATCAAATACTTCACCACCTTTTTGCACATGGCGAGCCATTGCTCTAGCCATTGCTAAATTGTTCTCAGGTAGTTTAAATCTTTCATCGCCGCGTTGTATAAAGATACTGTGTATGTTTCTGCTTCTTGAACCACGCACTTCTTCATTAACTGCTTTCTTATGTTTAACAACAATCTTCACATTGTCTAAAGATTGATAACTTGTTTTGCTAGACCCTGACATTGTGTCGAAGCCTTCTTTAATATCTGCCATGTCTTTCTCCGTTTGGTGAGCAATGTCTTGACTTTCCCCTCTGGCTTTTAATTTTTTACCAAACACTTTATAGTCAAATTTCATTAAGTAGTCGTGTGCAATGTCTTTTAACATTGTTCTTACTTTATGGTTAGCGAGATCTTCGCTTGTATTTAATATAACTGTTTCTGTTTGGTAATCAATTCTAACTAAAATGTTAGGATCTGTTACAACAAAACGTGTTGCTTGAGTTGGATCAATTACCTGTTTGCCATCGGCTGAAAAACTATCTACGCCAAAGCCAAATCCTTTAAGTATATTAAATACTTTTTCTGCTGTTGCTGTTATATTTACGCTCATAATACTATTTATCTATTTAAAGGAATCCAACTGGTAGTGGAGCGTCATCGTCGTTGTCGTAGTCATCAGTGTCTACAATACCACTATTAACAACATCATAAACAGCATCTTCAAATGTGCTAATATAATTAATCATTCTAACATTAAGCATCATTGCCATGACTAAATCGTCCATTTCCCCTGGCTTAGCCTTAAAACTATTACCCCTAGATACAAAGTTTTTCAATTCACTTACTAGTGCTTTACTTTTAATATGTATCCTGTCTTGCTCTAATAGCCTTTTGAAGTTTAAACAGGCTTCCATTTTGCTTCTATGTCCTGTATGAAATCCTTTACGGCCACGTTTGCCTTGTACTTTTTTAGGATCGTGTAAGAAATCACCTGGGAAGTTTTCTTCACCTGTGTCTCTAATAACTACAAGTGCCGCTTCGCCGATAGTGTTATTCTCTACGGTCCAATATAAACTTTTACAACCACTGTTCTGTAAGTATGTTAACATTTCCATTAACATTCGCATTTGGCCTTCTACTGGCGTTCTGTTGTGTGCCCATTCTCCTACTTGCGTCATAGTTGACACATTCATAACTTGTATGGCTGCGTTGTCGCCTCCTGTTCCGCTACTTGGGTCTAATGTTAAACTGTATATGTGATTAGGATTAGGTTTGTCGTACCAACGAGCTTCTCCCATTTTACCTATAGGGTCAACGCCTCTCATTTCAACTAACTGTAGAGGACTAATAAGTGTTTCATCATATATAATAAATTCACATTCATGTTCTCGTCTAAATCTTTCCTCACCAATCCTTGCTCGTTCTGCTGATGCCCAATCTTCATCACGCTCAGGGTGAGAAATCCATGTTGACAGATATCCTTTGAATCCATTTCGGCCAACTTCTTGTTCATTGCCGTACTCGTCAAACAACTTGTTTGCTTCTGCCCAAATAAGTGCAAAAGTATCATCGTCACTGTTAGGCGTACTTGTTACAATACAAGCACCACCTGTACTTAGTGTAGGAGATAGTGCTGTCCAAAACTCTTTAGCAATACGAGGAGGAACAAACGCAAACTCGTCTAAGTATATAAGTGTTAAGGACATACCACGTCCAGTGTTTTCAGTTGTTGTAGTACTTACAATACGACTACCATTATCAAAGGTAATGCTACCTTTATTGTATTCTGTAACACCTGCTCTAATATGATCAGGAGCACATTCGTATGCATAACGAACTCGTTGCATAATTTCACTAGCACCCGACTGCTTGTGAGCCGCTACTAGTATTGTACTGTCTGGCTTGAACATTGCAAACCAAAGTAAGTAACCTGCTGCTACAGTGGTTTTACCCATCTGTCTGCCTAGCATGTTAATACTAAATCTGTTGTTGTTATAGTTTTCTATTAAGTCTAACTGATAGTCAAATGGTTCAAAGTCTATGCCACCTCTTGTAGGATGCTGTATACGCATATGGTTAACCATAAAGTATAATGCACCTGAGTCAGGGTCAGCACAGTTCTTAAAATCTTTTAAAGTTTTTTCGTCGTAGGCAACTTTAGCATAGCCTTGCTTAATTAAACTAGAATCTACGGTTCCTCTAGCCATTGTTAGTTCCTAAATAGTTGCGTTCACTTGCATAGTTAATAAGTGCAGTTGCTAATTTTTTATGTCCTTCTATAGTCGGATGACCCCTATATGCATCAGGGTCGTTATCGCAAACACTTGTTCCATAGAATATTTTGTTTGATAAAAATCTTGGTCCTAAATGTTCCGCTATGCCGCCAAGTATTTTTTTAGTTCTAGCAGTTCTACCAGGAACCCACCAAAACAAATAATCTATATTGTTTTGTTCGAAGTATTCTTTTGCTCTAGTAAAATGACTTGTTACTTCTCCAATGTGCTTAAATATTTCTTCGTGCGAAAATTGTCTTCCGGGTGGATACCACATTTCTACTTCTTTGTAATACTTAGAAAGCTCTTCCGGTAATACATTGTTAATAGACACTTCTTCTGTGCTTTCAGTTAAATCATCATTTATATGTCTTTTTATAAAGTATAGTTCTAAATCTGTAAGGTCTTCTTTTTTAACAAATGAAACTGGTTGTACTAGTTCTCCATTTGTTGTTTTTACTTTTTGCCACTGCCTATATCGTATTGCAGTTAGCTCAATTACAACACGGAGATTGTCAAACGAACCATGCTTTTGCTTATATGCTTCGCAGAACTCTATGGTTTGATCTACTGAGGATTGTGGGGGTTTGCCGTTATAGCAATGCTTGTATAATTTTGCGTCGAGAATTTCTGCTAAAAATTCAGCATAACTCGGTGAAGGGTTATTTAATTTAGAATCTTCGTACTCTTCATTCCAGCCTGTTGCAAAACTAGAACCGTTAACATATAAATCTGACATGCAGATATTTATCAGCGGATGAGTTTGGCCTTCAGTGTATCGCGGAGTCTATCAATGATTGTTTGCTTATTAGTGGTATATGCAGGGTCTTCGCCGCCGCCATCGCATGGTGCTTCTGGCTCTTCTTCACTATCAGGTTTTACAATAACTGCTGTTTCTGGCTCTTCGTCGCCTGATACTTCAGCTTCTGGTTCTTCTTGCTTAGGTAATGTAATGCCTGCTAGTCTTAAAACATCATGTAGTTCTTGCATACTTGAAGCATTTGCACTAACTGTTACACTTGCATCGCCTTTAGACTTAGTTTTGCTGTATGTTACATTCTCTTTTTCTTCTTCTTGATCAGGAATGCCATAAGCATCGCCCATCCCTGGCATCATACCTTCCATTAAATTTAATAATTTTTTGTTCTCGTCATGATTATTCATTATACTTTCCTATTACTGCCTTGCTGCTGATTGACTGATGTTGTCAGCTTCTTTAGTCTGTTCACCTGTGCGGCCCATGTTAGGCTGGTTCATCATGTCGTCATGCATTTGTCTTAAGTCATCACCCATCATTTGAGATTTTGTTGGGTAGTTAGTAAAGTAGTCTGCACCTTTTTCTGCTTTAAGTTTTTGTAACTCTGCTAAAAACTTAGTATTGTATGCTTCGCCAAATAAATCAAAGTCTTCAATTTCTGCATTTTCGTTCTCATAATGGTCGAAACTTTCTTGTGCTAATTCTGCATCATCTTCGTTTACTGTTCTATCTTCGTCTCTAACTTTACGCTCTGCAGCCATATCGCTTTCGATTCTTCTTGGGTCATTAACACCGTAGCATAATACTCTACTGTGATCTAAACCTAAGTTAACTGCTAACCATACTTCTAAAATTCTTTCATTGACTGGGTATTTTAAGATAATATCTGAACTACATACTTCGCTAGTACACTGCACACCTTTGTAACGCACAAACTCTATTGGGTTTTCTTCTATCGGTGTTCTTTTAAAAGGAGTAGCACTAACTAAGTTATACTTTGCTAAACAACTTTCGACTTTGGCCATGTGTTCAGCACCGCAATCTGCAGCAAACTTAACTCTGTATCCGTATTCCTTTTTAAAGGATTCTGTTATATATTCGTTTAATAATTTCATATTGTCTCTCTAAGTAATCCAATCGTTACAACTATTTATCTTTTTTATTAGATTTATCTTCGCCCTTCATAATCCTTAATAGTTCGTTACGATCATATACTGCTGTAGGGCCAGTGTCGTCATAGCCATCATTTTGATTTTTTGTTTTATCTAGTCTTGCTTTTTTCATCATCAAGTCTAATTGTTGAAGTTTTGCTTTTGTTTTTGTATCTTTTGCTTCCAGTGCAATCTTTAACATGTTACTAGCTTCTGCAAATATTTTACCTGCAGCCATGTCACTAACATTCATACCCAAGCTCATTAGTTGTGCATAACTGTCTAGTGCTTTAGATGATATATCATCCATTTCAGTTTCATGGTCGCCTAATCCTTTAATTTCTTTAAATGCATCATTGATCTTTTCTGCGATGGTTAAACCGTTATTTACTATCTGTATCTCTTGTTTTGTTTCTGCTATAGTAGGTACTTTTTCCTCTTCTAATGCTTCTTCCATAGATGGGAGATTAAATTCTTCTTCTAGTTTCTTTGTCATTGTTTAAATCCTAGTTTGATCAACTGTATTGTTCTGCCGCCTATGTCTAGAGGATGAAACAATGTTTCTCGTTGTGTTTCGTGATGTAATGTGTGAAAACCTTCTCCAAAAGTAAGAAGTCCTACAATTAAATCATTGTGTGCTTCGCCGTTTCTGTGTGAGTAAGAAAACACAGAACTACCTATTAGTTTAGCAAATCCGGCTGGTGCTAACCAAGCATATATTAGTGCAAATGGATCTATTAATGATAGTACTAGTGCATATACTGCTATAAACTCCCAATAGTACTTAACCTGTGCCCTATATAAGTTATCCCTTAATAAGTTACCTGCCCATTTAACATTTGGTTCTGTAAACACTTGTAAAAAGTGTGCGTAAAAGTATCCTTTAAATAAAGGACTATGTGGATCTTTTTCTGTATCAGTAAACTTATGATGTGCTCTATGAGTTGCTACCCAGAGTATTGCAGGGCCTACCATCATTATGTGTGCAAAGAATAACATTACTAGTTCAAACCATTTAGGACATTTAAACATCTTGTGACTTAAATATCTATGATAACCTAATGTTAATCCAAACAACATTATACAGGAATACATTGTTGCACCAATAGCCCATTGTGTTGCTGTTGCGTACATAAACATAGGCACAATGGCAAGCATACTGGCTACTTGTCCAGCGAAAAGACTATATTGCATTCCTGCTTTACCTAATTGCATAATGCTATTTATCGTTATTTTTTACGTTTCTTAGGATTTCGAGGTTTATTGTTTTGAAATATCTGATCTTCGTTGATTACTTTGAAACGAATGCCTTTACGTTTGCACCATTCTTGTGCGGCAGTCCACTTAGCGGCATTGATAGCAACTTGTATTTGCTGTCCTTTGCCTCTAGCATTTTCCATTGTGGTTTGATTTGCTGGCTTAATTTCAATTAGCTCAACATGCTCTGCTCCGCCTTTGTCTATGTATTGTATCATAAAGTCTGGTACATAGTTAGTGTATTTGCCTGTTAATGGGTTACGGTAAGGTATTTTAACGTTTTCGCTATCCCATTTTTTTATGTTAGGATGGCTATCACACATACGCATAAAAGCAAGTTCCCAACTACTTCTGTAGTATGGTTTCTTACCGCCAGCATACTTTTCCGTGTTTACTACTTCGTAAACACCCTGAGCAAATTTCTTCATGGTTGTATAAGGCCAGCGACCTTGCTTTTACTGTTTACTGTTGGTATTGCAACACCTACTCTACTTCCTATTGGTCGCAAAGTGTTTATAGCATCATATGCATCAACAGTTAAGTTAAGAGAATTTTCATTAACATCAAAGTATTCAAGTGGGTCTATATTACTTGCATCTGCTACTTCTAGTAAAACACTAGACATTGCTTTTGCAGCGGGTTTTTTAAAACCAAGTTTTTGTAACTTGCTTTCTAGCATACTAACTTTTGCAGGGTCAAATGTTTTGTTTGATTTGGCTGTTAGTGTTGCTAATAGTTCTGAACTAGCTTCCGGGAGTGGAAATTTTATAGTTGCAGACTCTAAGTAGGCCGTTAATGCGCCGTCAACAACATTGTATTTTGTAGCATTACCAAATGTATCGTATAATGATGAGCTCATGACCTGCTAGTTCCAATAGCCCTAAAAGATGAGGCGGCTTTTTTACCATCCATAATTGCTTGTTGAGCTCTTTCCCGGTTATCGTCTGGAGTACCTAAAAAGTCATTTTGTCTTGTATTCTTAGGGCCTTGACCACCTAAGCTATCAGCACCTTCTTGTGCCCATTGACCTATAAGATCAAGTAGGCCGCCTTGCGATAATTCAATGTTTTGTTCAAGTCTAGCTCTGTCCTGATCATCTAAAGCAAAGTTAAATTTACTATTAACTGTCATACTTTCTATTTCAAAATCAATGTCGAATGTTCTAAATCCAGAATCAGTATAGTCTAATGACTCTGGAGTAAATGAAGTAATTTGAGGTCTAAATAAAATATACTCAACACCTCTACCACCATGGTAATTAACTATTCTTATACTTTCGATAAAATGTGTTTCAGCATGTATATCCATACCTGCGTCGTTGCTAGTATATGTGTCTGCCATAAATGCACTAGGCTTAACTGTAGAGATAGCATTACTTTCCCATTGTTTTGGATCACCATCTCTTTCATTTCCGTCGCCGGTACCTGTTCTATTACGGGGATCGTTATATTGAAATGCAAAGTACTTCATGAACAATGTTAACCATTCGTTGCCAATAGTATCTACTACAGTAATACTACAAGGGCCGTAATCGACCCCTGTTTGTACTATTCTACGATGATTGTATTGTCTTTTAACTGCTGTTTGAAAAGTGATTTCAGGAATTTTAGCAGTTTGTACTAGTGTACTAATTTGTGTTCTAAAGACACCGGAATTATCCAAAACTTCTGCAATCTTTGGGTTAAAGTGAAATTCAACGAATCCTTGAAATTTCTGTCTAGGTGGCGTAACGTTAGGTTTGAACCTATCTGCATTACGCCAATTTCTAAAGAATATTGACATACTTTATTGTCCTAGATTAACCTAAGGTACTTGAAATAAGTCCTTCAGCTAAATCAGTAAACGGATTACCAGTTGTGCCTCTACCTGCTCCAGCATTATCACCTGCTTCATGTAGTGCGTTATCAAATCGTAAAGTTAAAGTAATAATCTGTGATTCTGCTGCTGAGTAATCATGATCACCATACGTTACGTTTTGAATAAAGCAACCTTCTAAGTTCCATACTTCAGTAGCCGATGCATTGTCAGTACCATCAAGTACTTCAATGTTAGTATCAAATTTGAAATCATTTGAAGCGGCTGCTGTAGTTTGCTGATAGTGGTTAACTTGTCGTTGTACTTGGTTACCAACAATTTTCGCAACACTACTTGTGATATCATCTCTAATGACAACATCAACTGTTTGCCATGTATGCTTACCTTGTAGATATACTTTACTGTTGAAACTATGTATTTCTACTTCGTCAACACTAACAGAAGGCCTAGTTACACTTTGGATGTTCTGGGTCATTGTAGTGGTATTTTGACTACCTGCAAACGGTGCAATAAAGTTTACACGGAATCTGTACTTTAACTTCGGCATCAATATGCCAGCTGCTGACTTGGATGAGTCTGTTAGCGGCACTCCGAATTTATCTTTTGTTACTGCCATTTTATATTCTCCTAAAATCTATAAATGTTTATATGCTAATATTTATCAAAAAGAACACAAAATAGTAAACTCGAGTTTTAATTTAGCCAAAAAAAAAGCACTCCGAAGAGTGCTTTTTAATTAGTTTAAGTATAAACTTACGCTGTTGAACCCAAAGTATTTTGAATTCTAATCGGAATGTATATAAACTCAACTGCTTTAACAGGCTGTATAGCGATGTCAATGTGCAATTCGTTTCTATCAATTCTTGCCGGTGTGTTATTTGAACCGTCACATACTGTAACATAATCAAATAATCCACGTTGTGTAATTAAACCACTTAGTAGTCTATCAACAACACTTTTTGCATTGTTTCTAGTAACACTGTCGTTTGGCTCAAATAAGAACGGCTTAACTGCATCGTCAAGTTGCTCTCTAAGATAGATAACTAATCTTGAAACATTAACTCTGTCCAACGCACTTGCTGATGGGTTAAGAGTTTTTTGTCCAAATACACTAATGCCTCTTCCTGGGAATGACGCAATTGGGTTTACCTTGTTTAAGTATAAACCGTCACGTTGTCCTTCATTTAAAGAAACTGGGACGTATTCGCCTTCTGCTGAGTCTAAGTATCCTACTGATGTAGCATTACTAACTAAACCACGTTGGAAACCAGCCGGTGCAAACCAAGGGAAAGCAACCTGGTCATTGTATGCAAATGTACGCAATGCCATGTGTGATGCTGGTACTAAAATATTTGTACCATCAGTGTTAGTTGTTAATGCATGAGGATAGTAAACACCTGCCTGAGCACTTGAACTTACAAGACCGTTTTCACCGTTTTCTACTGCTGTATTAGCATTGGTTGCCCAAGCTGCTGTGCTAGTATTATCGGCTTTTAGTCTAAGTGGAGCGTCAACGATTGCAAAGACTGTGTCTTTTCTGTCAACACTTAATGCTATCATTTCGTCAGTTAGTTCAGGATATCCTGGAACTGCCACTAAGTTGAAACGGTTTGTTTCGTTACGAATAGCATCGTTAGCAGTAATTGCTGCTTGTAATGATTTAGTAACTGCTTTACGTTGTGCTTTTCTTAACAATAAGCCTGTACCGTCTGCTGCGTTGCCTGAGAATGATACCCAAACATTAGCAGTAACAGAAGAACTTAATGCATAGTTAACACGCCATTCTTTAACATTACCACCCGAAGCTCTGTAGTTCCAGCCTAACATACCTTGTGGGTATAAAGCTGCACTTGGAGCATCAGCGTCTAATGAAGATGAAGACGATTGTCTAAAGTCATCAAACAATATACCATCTGGTGTGCTTTGATCAGCAAGATCAACTAGTACCCATTCAGTATCATACTTATAAAGTTTTAAGTTTTCAGTATCTGAGCTGTTTAACCAAACATCGCCAGTTGCTAAAGATGTAGTGCCGTCGCTTTGTACTGTTGGCTCTGTTGCTTTAGTTTGGAAATCAGTTGTTAAAGTTACCCATGTAGTTCCGTTATGTTCTAGCAAGTCAATATTGTTAGAACTAATATCAGCATCGTACCATAATGTAGCATTTGCTGTTACACCAACCGGTGCAGTTGCACTTGCAGTATGAGCTGCTAGGCTACGCTTAAAGTTACTTGTAGTAGCTGCTGCTAAGTTAAGATCACCTAACTGTACAGTAGTTGCTTCTGAACCTGCATTTAATTTAATGTCGTTACCTTTAGCGTTTACAAAAGTAATTACGCCAGCTTGGTTAGATACAACAATTTCAGTAGCATTAGTTGCTGCTGAAGCACTTGATAAAGCACTTTGAATGTCTGTTACAACATCGTCCATTGAGATATTACCACTTGTTGTACTTGTTACAAATACGTCAATTGGTGTTGCTGAACTATTGATCTGAATTTGGAAAGCTGCGTTAGATGCGTCTGCTTTAGTATCAGCAATTGCTGTATCAGAAACTGCCGCTGTACTTGTAAGTGTTAATGAACTTTCGCCGTTCCACTTATTTAATCTAAGTGTAGCAAATCTTCCAAAGGAATCATCGAATGCATCAAACCAAAACGCACCTGCTACTAATGAGCCTGCTGTTCTATGGTAATCATATGCTTCTTTTGATGTATTAAAAATTGGAGCATCTTGTGATACAAATTGTCCAGTTGAAGCATTGTATGTTTTAACTTGGATGTTTGCGCCACTGTTAGGTGCTGTTGATTGCATGAACACATCACCTGATGTTAAACCACCACCTGATTGTTTTTGTGTTGGAATACTTGTATGAGTTGCCCACTGGAAGTCTGCACTAGATTTAGCACTTGACCATGCAGATGAACCTACATTATACCAGTTACCACCAACTTTTTCAAACACTGGAATGAAGTCATTCTGTGTGCCATCTTGTTTTAATGTAACTGCTGCAAATTTGCCGTTAGTTAAGTAAGATGTCTTAGGTACTGCGTTAGCATATACGTCGTTTTTACCAGTAATTGATACTGCTTGAGTGACCCACTTGCTACCGTCATATTCTTTAACACCAAATGTAGAACTACCTGTGTCAACCCAAATACTATTGGCTGCTGGTTTTGCTGCAGGTGCTGTTGCACTTGCTTCTAATTGGGATAAGTTTACGTCTGCTCTTAGTACATATGCTCTGTTGGATAATCCTAAGAAACTATATGCTGCTGCTAGACCGTATTCGTTTGTTTCGTCTCCGTGAACTGGTGTTCCACCGCTTACTTTAAATGATGGGTTACCAAAATTTTGTAGTAATTCACGCTGACTAGTTATATTATATAACTTGTTTGCTGTTGCCTTTGTTGTATAAGCCGCAGTTGAAGTTCCATCTGGTGCTGTCTTATCTTGTGCTGTTGCAATCACGATAAGAGGAACAGTACCAGCACCTGCAGGTGCGTAGAAACTTTCGTCTGATACACTTATATTAACGCCTGGCGATACTAATGTTGCCATTTTGTTTTCTCCTAATATATTAAGATACGATTGATCGTATGCACTTATTTATCAGAAATTGCGTATTATAGGAGTTTATGTAAATTGAAAGGTATTAGGGGATATTATACTAGTTTAAGTGTTTGTTTGAATTCGCCTGTGGACCAGTCTCGAATGTCTTCTACTTGTTTTGCTAGGTCTTCAATTGTGCCGTTGTTTGTGATAATGTAATCTACTGGATGACCTGCCCAGTTCCATTCGCTTTCGTGTACATCTGCGTATTTGGTTTTCATTATCTTGTGGCTAACTGCATTAGTGTGTGCTGTTTTTGCTGTTTCAAACCATTCAGGTAACTCTCCGCGTTGTACCCAAATAACAACTCCACCCATTTCTTTGATAAGATCTAATTCGTTTTTAAATCTTGCATCACTAATTACAGTACAAGGTGTATCTACATGTTGCTTTCTTATGCGATATTCTAAACTGTGTAACCAAATGTTAGGATCAAAGTGTGTGCGGAGTACATCTGTGCCTATTAGTTGCAAGGCTAATCGAGGAGTGAAGTTTGGGATACCTAGTTTGCGACCCCAGTATAGATCTGCTGTTTCACGGAAGTCTCTACTTTCAATAGTATCACCTTCCATTAATTCTCTTTGCCAACCAAATATAGATGCTGATAAGTCTTTTAACGGGGCTGCAAAACTATCTTCTACACAACCACGTTCTACAAACATGTTTGCTACTGTGCCTTTGCCTGACCCTATTAGTCCAACTAATCCAATTATCATATGTTAACCTATTACAAATCCTAGTGGGTCACTTCCTTCTTCCATCATGTGAACCGCTTCATTTAATTTCTCAAGTTCTGCTTGAGCTTCTGATTTAAGTGCGTCACCGTTGAGTGTAATTGAACCACCTGCGCCTGGTAAGCCCGAAGTATACTTGCTTCTTGCTTCACCTAGCATAAACTTAGATTGTGCTAGTGAGTATGCACTTAACCAATCACTTGCATAGACATCTTTTAACAGTATCATTTCTGGTACAAAGTTATATACGCCTACTGCTACTTCTTCATTGTGTCTAACATTTCTTAAAATCTGTAATACTTTACTATTGCGATTCCAAATAAAGTTATATTCGCTTCCAAATATACGACCTACAGTTTCTTTGTACTGTGAGAACGCATCGTAAACTGCTAGTCCACCTATTTGTCCTGCCTGCATCATATACATGTTGTTGAATGCAACATCAAACGGGTCAAAGTTTACACCACCGCTGTTAGTTCCTATGCCTCTACGGTAAAGTCTTCTAACTTCCATTACTTCGTCGGGCAATGTATATTCAGTTACATTTTCTTGTGTAGTAATAAAGATCATACTTTCTTCTACCGCATTAGAACTAAGTTGTCTATACTTAGCAAATGCTTTGTTGATAGCAACATCGTAATGTTCTCTATCAAGTTCTACATCAACAATACCATCTGCTAAACGCAGTTTGATTTCGCTAATGAGCTCTTCTCTGTTGCTGTAACCTATTTTATTAATCGCCATAATACTATTTATCTACTAAAAGGCTTTTAATATGATAGTCGTGTCATTAAAACGCCCATTCATTTTAGTATCCGTTGTCGTAAGGTCCTTAAACGCCTTACTAAACTTAGTCCTGGCATTTCCTGTCCAATTTTTAATTTGTTCTGCTGGTTTACGCAATGTTTTCTGTACACTCTTAGTAGGATGGAAGTCTTGTAATGTTGTACCTTTAACTGCCATGCCACTTTTTAAATCATCTACTACATACATGCCTACTTTACGAGTCTTTGTGTTGTATACCCAAATTTCAGTTGCATCAATTACTTCTGTAGGATTAATACTTGCTATTCCTAGTGTGCTGTCATTGATTTGAAACTTTAGTTTGTCTACAAGTTTTTCTTTACTTACTTGCTTAGGCTTACGAGTCTTTCTGTTTGCTTTACCTGTTAAGATAAATGCATCACAAGCGGCATTAATTTTTTCATATATTGCTACAAAGTCCTTACGCATTTTCTTATCCATAAAACCGTATGCTTCTTTGATATCTTCATCTTTCCATTCTTGCACTTCTAATGCTTCTGCATACTGATATGTAAAATCATCTTTGATAATCTTAGCATGGTTGGGCTTTACAACACCGCCACCGTACACTTTCATTTCTGTAAACGGATCAAACTTTTTGAGATCAAAATTACCTGCGGTTAACTCGTCTACATAGCCTTCCCAATTGCCAAGTAAGCCTTCTACTTGCTCACGCATTCGTTGTTGAATGCTAACTTTGGGTTTGGTATCTTTTGCCTTCTCTTCTTTTTCTTCTATGATGTTTTCGGCTTTGTGTTCCAGTGCAGGAATCTTGCTTAACAAATATTCCTTAACATCGTCTGCCATGTAGCCATTTGTCTTGTGCCAGATGTAAGTGTGTTTAGCAAAAGAACTAAACCATACATCAGGTACCTTTCTTAATTTTTTAATTAGCTCAGGGTCTAAACCGCTGTCTTTTTCTAACCAAGTAAAGATCGTAGACGCACATTTCTTATCTGCTACTTCGTAATGCACAAAGTATTCAAAGTTGCGTACTAGTTTTGTTCGCTCTTCATCTGTTTTAAGTGTATGTATTGTCTGCCACTTAGGTTCGGGCATTAAATATATATCTTTTTGCTTTCTTCTTGCCATTAGTCACTCTCAATTTCGTAAGGATTATTATATACTTCTTTAACCAATGCTGGCCATTGATTAAATCCAACTATGCTATTTTTATCTTTTAACGCATTTTTATCCTTTAGAAATTGAACAATACTAATAATCCCACCAAATTTCCCTGCTTTTTCACCTGCACGAAATGAGAAATAACTGTTGAGTATTACAAATACTCCAAAAATTATAATTGTAGGTAGGTCCATATGTTGTTCTCCACTAATAAAAACGCTATTTTAGCATTATATATCATTGTTGTCAAGAACTACTTATGATTGAGTGGTATAAATAGGTTCGTTTGCCAGTTTCGACGGCGGCCAAAGAATAGCCAATCCATATGTTCGTCTGCTGTTTTTGGGAAATCATTGTAGCGATCTTTAACTGTTACCGCTAAACAGTCAAGTATGTTTGATTCTAATTCAATGTGTTTAGGTTCATGCATGTAGTGGCCAAATTGTTTAGGCATAACGTTTGCTAACTTATCATAATCTCGTAATACTTCAGATGGTACTGTAGCATACAGCTCAGCAAATTGTAGAACTAGATCAACCATAGTAGGTATATAGTTGTTTGACTGCACAATAGGCATAAAACTGTTAATACCTTTCCATCCACCTTTAATAGTGTAGCCGCCAATTGTGTACAAATTGTATCCTGTTTCTTTCCACAGCATGTATGCTTCTTTATGTTGTTCAAACCATGTGTTAACAACTGGATCTGATTGTACAAATCTCATTAGGTCAGAATAAAACCTGCTGTATTTTATATCATAGTACCTGTATAAGTAGTCTGCAATGAGTGTGCTTATCCCGTAACTGTGCATTCCTACTACAAACCAAGAATACTTACTTAGGTCGTACATTTCTTTTTCTGTTAATGTGCTAGAACTACTAATGATGTTAATTGATTCTGCTGTTCCGTTGTTTATCTCTTGCTGTACATCGCTAGTAGTTTCATAAAAATAGTCATATGCTCTAAATGTTTCTATTCCATATGTTTCTTTGTCTTCTACATTCATAGGAGCATTTTCGATCAATTGCAAATAAAAGATATCCATATTGATAACATTGTTTTCAAACATTGTGTCAATAACAGCCATCCATGAATTGTATGTTTCGCCTGGCATGCCCATAATGAGTTCTGTCATAATTGGCAAATTATATTCTTTTGCTTTTTGTGTAACTAATGCAACACTGTTAATCTTCATGTTATCACGTTTAACATTTTTTAATACTTCAGGTGTTGTTGATTGGAAACTTGCTGCTGGTGCGTTTTGAATATTAGCATCTAATAACTTTCTACCAATCTGATAAACTGCATCTATATTGTTTTTTGCGTAACTAGCACTAAGAACTGTTGGGTTGCCTGTTCTTTTATTTGCTTCTATCATGAAGTCTGCTATTTCTAAATCTCGTTTGAACGCACCAAAGTTACTTGCAGTAAAACTAAAATAATGCATCTTGTTATCAGCACACCAATTAATCTCATCATGTATTCGTTGCATATGAAACTTATGCATTTTACTTGCTGTTGCACTACCCCAGTCACAGTAAGTACACTTGAATGGACAACCTCTGTCCGTTTCTATTGTAGGCACCCATTCTATATCAGGGTTTGCTTCTATTAAACTATCAAATACTCCTGTTAAATACGGACTCGGTAAGTTGTCTAGTTCTTTTATTCTTTCGAACTGTAATGTTTTAGGCAAGTCCTCGTCTGCAATAATATTTCGCATAACTGCAAGTGCCGCTTGTTCCCCTTCGTTAATTGCTATAGAGTCTATGTATGGATGATCGTTAAAAAAGTTTTTATCTCGCCATGGTATTTCAGGGCCGCCGGCTACAATGATAATATCTGGATTAAGTTTTTTGAGAGTTTTTAATAATTTGTAGCAGTAATTAATATTCCACATATACATACTGCAAAACACTACGTCACATTCAATGAGTTGCTCAACTGCATCACCTATTAACGGTCTTTGAAATATCCAACTGTGTATTTTAAAGTTATCTTGTATATCCTTATATTGATATACATAACTCCATAGACAGCCTAACGTATAAGGCAAGTACCAACTGTTTAAATGTTTTGGACCTGTCAGAAAATTTGGCTGTACTAATCCTACGGTTTTCATTGCTTAATTTTTTTATACCAATACTCTACAGTTTGTTGTATACCTGCATCTAGTGTCCAGTCCGGCTTCCATCCGAGCATTTTTGTTAGTTTACGATGACTACTATTCAGTAAATAAATCTCACCTGGGCGTTCTGGTTTCTGATCCCATAAGATATTACCGTCCCATCCTAAGTGATATGCAATCAACTGTGCATAGTCTTTAATTTTAATTGCGTTATCTGGTCCTAAACAAAATATTTCGCCAGCTGCTTTATCAGGATTTTCTATGATGGTTCTCCATGCACTAAGTAAATCTTCAATATATATAAAATTTCTATAAGGTTCTGCATAGCCTAATGATATTTGATGTGGGTTTTTAATCATTTGAGTAATAATTTGCTCTGTTACAAAAAAATCATTGTCTTTTCTGCCGTAACAATTTGTTTGTCTAATAGCAGTAAAAGGCAATCCGTAACTTCTATGTGCATACTCTAAGTATTTTTCACATGCATACTTAGCAACGGCATATGGTGCATTAGGATTAGGCTGAGTGTCTTCGTCAAATGCTATAACATAGTTCTCTTT